TGACTTCTCTAATTCATCAAGGAATTTATAAAAACGACCTTGTATTAAATCTAATTCTGTTTGTCTCTTTGTTGGATCTTTAATATTTAAAGCTGTTCCTCTATCAGCTGCTATTTTTAATATAGTTGCCATATTTTTGTTTATTGCAGCCTGATTGTCAGATAAGGTTTGATTATTATTTCCAGCTGTTGTTGCCTTATCCTGTTGATTTTCTCTCTTAGATGCATCAGCATCTAGCTTAGCCTGCTGCTTTGCCTCTTCCTTAGCAGATATAGTATCTATATTATTTTCAGCTTTTTTAAGAGATGCCTCTTTTTGAATTTGTTGAATTCTAATTTGTGCAGCTGCGGCGGCGTCTTTATCTCCACGAGCAATTGCTGATTGTAATTCTAACTTAGCTTGCTGTAATTCTAATTCAGCATTTTCAGAGTCAAACGTTTCTCTAAGGGCTTTCTTTTTAGCATCTGCACGTTCTCTAATTGCTTTTATTTCAGCTTGTATTCCCTTAATTGCCGCTTTACTTAAAAGACCACTACCTTTATCAGCATTTTTTATAAGAGTATTATTGTTCTTAATTGCTGTTCCAAGCTTATTTGCAGCAGTAACTGCTTCATCTAATATGGTTCCAGTAACCTCTCCGCTTGCAATTTGAGATTGAGCCATATTTTGTGCAGATATATATGCATCAAGGGCTAAGGCCTGTTCAGAGTTTATTTTTGTTAGATCAACATATACTCCAGAAAGCTGTATTCTCCACTTTGCAATCATTCCGCCAATTGTATCAGTTGATTTTAAGATAGCTGCAAATTGTGGTCTTTGTTCTTTAAGTACTTCTAATGCTTCTACTCCAATTTGCTTATCTTTTAATTTTGATGCTGCAAGTCTTTCCATCTGAATAGACATTGCTTCTGCTTGAGTAATTGTTTCATCGCTAGCATTTTTAGTTCCAACAAGGGACTGAACCGCAGCTTCTACAGTTGATATTACTGTATCTAAGTTAGATGCAAAGGCTTCTGGAGCAATGCTTCCAACCTTATCTATATTCTTTACAAAATTTTCTACAACATAATTTGCGGCTGACCCTTGATCAACTACTGCTGTAAATGATTTAGATGTTATGGCAGCTACGCCCATTCCAGCCTTATTAGATGCTTCTACAAGGGCATATATTAAATTAGTTGCTTCTTGTACACTCTTCCCACTTGCAACCATTTGTGCCTTTAGGTTAGCAGCAAGATCATTTACGCCAGATGAATCAATGCTATTGAATGTAGATAGAAGCTCTGGCATAGTTTCCTTTGCCTGCTTCTTTAAATCTTTAAGCTCTTTTATTGTTAAAGTTAGACCAGTTACTCCAGATGCGGTATACGATTCAAACGCTGCTCTGGCAGAATCTCTTTGAAGTTTTTGTTCAGCCCTAAGATCCTTCATTCTATCAGTTAGGCTCTTATACTTAATTCCAGCTTCTTGTGCACCCTTTTCGGTAATGCCAAACATGTTTGTCTGTTCACGTTTTGTTTCAGCAATTTCTTTTCTCCAGTCAAAGAATTTCTTGACTATGAAACCAAGTACTGTAAGGATAGCTCCTGGAATAGACCATGATTTCAAGAACATTCCAATATTTTTTACAACGCCCAATACTCCGCCTGCAGATTTTACAAGAACTCCCATTTTTGAAATTATCTGAACTACAGACTTAATCATTTGAGGAAGGAATCCTCCAGCAATAGAGCCTATCAGAGAACCAGTTTGTCCGCCAATTGCGCCTCCTACAGCACCGCCACCAATTGATCCAGCTAAACCACCCATCATTCCAGTACCCATCATTCTTCTTGGAGCTGGGCCTGGCATCAACTCTCCGCCTTGATAATTTAATGGGGATGAGGCTTGACCTGGCCAGAATCCTTGCATTCTTAAGGCAGTGATTGGTCCGCCGCCACGGTTGTATCCTGGAACCATTCCACCAGCATTCATTCCAATTATTCCACCAGCGTTTCTTCTTGGTAGGCTGGCTAGTGGTCCAGATGCCGCTCTTCCTCTTGGAAGAAGCATTGGTAAATTCTTAGCTGCACCAGCAAGCACTGTTCTTATTCTTGGGAACATTCCCTGCACTTTACTAGAAACTTGTGGCATTTTTCTTTTAGCAACTATTGATGCTAATAATGTGCTTGCACGATTTGTTCTTTCTGGAAAAAATCTATCGCTAGTGCCTCTTCTTGGATTATAAACTCTAGCCTCTCCAGGTTTTCTTAATGAATTTATTCCAGCAATAGCGTCTGGATTTCCAGACTTAAGAACTGCGTCTGCAATTTCATCACCAATTATAGATGCTCGTGCTTGACCTCTAGACTCATTAGCAGCATCTGCTAAAAATCTAGCTCCACTGGCTTTTTCTAAACGTAATCTATCTACTATCTGCTTATCTATTGATTTTGCAAACGCCGCTCTTTCATTTTCTGGGATACCTAAATCCATCATCATCGCTTCATATGCAGTCATTGGATCATGCTTTACGATACCCTTTGCAAACTTTGGATCAGCTACTGGCTTTCCCTCTAAATACATTATTGCTTTTTGAATATCTAAGTTTCCGCTATTAGTTCCCTGATTAAAGAATTTATGGTATCCCGCAAAAAATGAGCTTGATATCTTTGTTCTTGGATCATTTACTTGTGCTGGGCTAAGTCCGAAGGTACTCATTATTCTTTCTTTTTCAGGACCTGACATATTTGAAGAATATATTGCATCTGTTAGATGAGCTAGCTCTCTTCCAGAATATCTAGCCCTAATTTCTGATGAAGACCCAGCGTTATACATTGGGCCAGAAGATCCTTGACCGTTAATTGCTTGCAATAGTGGAAGATTTTGTCTTGTTGATTCTGCATTTACAACGAATTCTCCTGGGGTAAGCATTGCTGGCACAACATCAGCATTTACGTTTGGACCAGGAACAATGTTTCCATCGTTCATTGTATATACATATCCTCCCATATTCATCTTGCGTGGGATTGTTGTTTCAATATTGTATCCAGCACCAGATGTTCTTACGCCAAGAACTCCTGCTATTCTATTTATAAAATCTCTTGTCTTGCCCTTTTTAAATAATTCTCTCATATTAGATTTGCCTTGAGCATCTACTACTGGCTGATTGAGAGTAGGAACCATTGTAGGATTAATAGTTCTTCCCATAGATGCTGCTTGGGCTTGCATAGAAGAAGCAATCATTCTTTCTGTTTCTAAGTTAAGAGCAATAATCTTTGCTTTTGCAGCTTCCACAGTTAACTTTCCTGCACGAAGTTCTGCAACAATTAAGGCTGATTGTCGAGCAGCCCCGTCTGTAATCTTTGAAACAACTGGAAGAATATCGTCAAACTGATTCATAAACTCTTTATTAACTGTACCTGTTGCAACTATAGTTTTCTTTAATTGATCTATTTCAGCCTTTGACTGCATACCAAGAGTAGCCGTCATTGCATGCCATCTAGCAGCTTCTCCTGCAACCACTCCAGTTGAAACTCCCTTTACTGTAGTTAGACCAGGAACATTAGGAAGCGGATCGTTCATATAAATTTGTGGGCTTTGGCCAATTCTTTGATTTACTGGGCCAGATCCTGGAATCATGCCAAACATTGTTTGTTGTAATTTTTGCTCTTCTGTCATTCCAGATCTTGCAACCATATGAGTACTTGCTCTAGATCCGTATGCTCCAACTAGTGGATGATTAGGGTTTACAACTCTTCCGCCTGCTCCCATAATTAAATTTCCGCCCATTGTTGAAACTGCTGGGCTTACACCAATAGCACCTGACTTAGCCTTTGATTCAAGAACCGCAAACTCATCAATTAAGTTTCTTAGAGCTTGTTGTAATACTGCCGCTGCTTTAGCGTCGCTATAAAATGTTTGCTCTACTAACTTTCCAGCTTTTTCTGCTGCTAGCATTTCTGGTGTTAAATATTTCCATCCTTCTCCGCCTTTAAAGAATGCTTTCATGTGGAATACGCCCTTGGCTATATATCCAAAGAAGTTAGCAAGTACACCAGTAATCATAATAAGAGGGCCAGCAATAGCAGTTATTCCGCCCAATAAAGCCAGGACTTGTTTAACTGGTCCAGGAAGATTGGTAGCAAATTGTACTACCTTATCTACCATCTGTAGAAGTACTGTATTAATTGTTAAAAATTGTTCTCCTACTTCAGCAAGAGAAGCTTTCAAACTTTCCAAAGCTCTTCGGTATTTACCTGAAGCAGACTCTGTTACTGCAGTTAATTCTCGATTAGCTACTGCTGCCAATTCATCTGAAGATGCTTTCATCAAATCTAGTACTTGTAGCGTTTGGCTTCCTTGTCGGCCTAAATTTTCAAATAGAGCATTTAGTCTTGAGAACTGAAACTTACCAAATAGCTGCTCGATTGCTTGTTGCTTTTGAAGAGGATCTAAACTATCTAAAGCTCCTTGTAATGCCATCAATGTACCAGTTAAATTACCAGCATTATTATTTACAATACCTAGTAGGTCAATTCCTAAAGTTTTAAACTTTCCTACTGCAACATCTGTTGGGTTAATTAAAGACGCTAGTGCAGACTTTAGAGCGTTTGCTCCTTCAGAAGCATTAATTCCGCCTTCTCGCATAGCTGTCATATATAGAGCTAAGTCTTGTACGCTTCCGCCTAATCCCTTAACAACTGGACCAGCTTTAGGAATTGCTTCTACTAAATCGTTAAGAGTTGTTGATGTTTGGTTTTCAACTGCGTTAAGGAAGTTAATTGATTGTGCCAATTCATCCGTATTAGACTTAAATGCAGATTGAATTGCAAGTGTAGCCTTCATGGCTTCTTGTCTATCTACTTCACCAAGTACTGCTAGTCTGGTTGTTTCTTGAATTGATCCTAAAAGCTCATCTCCTGTTTTACCAGTTGCAGCAATATCAGCTGCCAAGCCAATTGTTTCTTTAAAGCTAACACCCATTGCAGCAGAAATTTCTCTTGCTGTTTGAGTTACTTCTTTTCTTACTCTACCTAATTCTTCGGCAGATGTTCCAGCAACGTCTCCGTAAACCTTTGTCAAACGTACTAACTCTTGATCTGCTTCTCTAAATGCTTTAGATGCGGCTGCACCAAAGGCTGCCAGTGGTACTGTCAAACCTACCGTTAACTGACGACCAGCCCACTGGGTATTTTTACCCCAGTTAATAAGTTGTCCAGCACCATCTTGAATGACCTTATTCATAATCTGCAATTCTTGTCTTGCAATTGCAGTCTTGTTCTTTATTTCATTAAGACCTCTTGGAACATGCACATTGAACTGCATGAGTCCTTGTGTGTTTCTGCCTAGTGGTTGAAGGACAGCATTTTGTAATGCCACCTGTTGTTTTGCAAGGTCTCGTATGACTCCGCCAGATGTTCTAGCGTGTTCTCTAAAGGTATTAAAGTATTGACCTAGTTTTAGTTTTCCACCATCTAGGTTTTTTCCAAATTTTTCTACATCTGACTGTAGGCTTACGAAGTGTGTTGAAAATTGTCCAGTACTTCTTAGTGTGTCCGAAAAAGACCTGTTCATTACGGCAATTTGATTTGCCAACATCTTGTTAGAGTTAGCTAATTGCTCTTGTAATCTTGACAGGCTTGCTGTAACCTTATGCACATCGGCAATAAGGGCTGAGAAGTCGGCATTAGCGACTATGCGTGTACTGATTGTTTCGTCAGCCATTTATCTCAAATTACTCCTTAGAGTACCCTAGTCCTTCTCCAATTCCAAATCCAGCCGAAGCTGCGAATCTTCCTTGTAGTGACACTACATCGTTGCTAGTAGCATTTATTCCTGCTGCTCTCAACTGTACGTCTTCAAAACTAGAAGCCTCCTTTTTATTTTCTTCGTATTCACCGATATCTACTCCCTTTAAAGATGCTTGGAACTTTCTTGCGTCATGTTCCTTTTTCTTCAAAGCCTGGAAAGTATTTATAAGTTCTGGCATTGATAAATTTTCTTCAAGTTCATCGTAATTTTTCCAATGTCCTAAAAGAAAAAGTTCTCCTTCTAAAGCGGCTAAATCTAGTTCTGACCAGCCAGAACCGCTGCCGCTAGTAGGTTTGGGTCGTCAAGTTTAATTCCTCCGCAAACTTCAAGAATGCGATTCATTGTTGGAACATCTAGAGCGTCTTCAAAGGCATCTCTATCCGCTACCAATTCTGGTAGTTGCTTTTCTAGTGCAATTGCACAAGCGTCAATAAGGATAGTAAGTGTCTCATCTTCATTCTGTGATGCACCTGTTTTTTGGATTGCTGTCATGAACTTACGAAGTTCTTTAATAGATAGCGGTTTGAGCTTTGCTGTTTGCCCATTTTGTAGCTGTATTTCTTCTACGTCATATACTGTTGTTGCCAATTTAATCCTCCTAGGATCTAGTCATAATCATTATACTAAATAGAATCTCCTAATACAAGCAGAAAGCCCCCAATTTCTTGGGGGCCTCCATAATTAATTACTTAATTATACTGCCAATACACGGTCAATAATCTTACCGTACTCTTGTCCTTCGTAGCCGCTCATAGCGGTTGGAAGAAGACGGAATGTTACTGGGAATGTAGTTGGGGCTGATCTTGCCAATGTGAAAGCTGATTGCTGTACTGACAAAACACGACGTGCATAGTATACACGCTCTGTGTTAGATCCTGATGTAGTTGGAGCTTGTCCAACTGCAATTAGTTGACGCTCTGTTGGAGCGATACCAAGAGCACCAGCAGCCAAACCAAGAGTATTTCTCTCGTTGGTTGTTCCTGGTGTACCTGTTTTAATAATTGTGTTATTTTGTGAAATTGATGTGTTGTTAGTTGGATCGTCTGGCTGACCGAAAATAACTAGAACGTTTTCTAGTGTACCTTCTGACATTTCAGTTGCGATCATAACCTCCATCGCTGACTTGAACAGCTTAGCTGTATCAAGCAACTGGTCAACAGTTACTGAATCGAATGTTGGATTGTATGTAATCTGCAAACCGTTGTTTGTAAAACCTACGTTTCTGTAATAGAAAGTACCAGTATCCTTTGCGTTAAGAGTATCTGTGTAAGATACGCCTGTTGCAAATGCTGATGCGTTGGTTGTACCTGGTTCTGAGTTTTCGTATGTAGCGTATCCTGATGTTGTTGAATCAATGTTTGAAATAAACAACGGAGATGCACCTACGAGAATGTTTTTAGCATTACCTGCGTTTTGTGCCATATTGTGTTTCCACCTCCTGGAATTCTTAAAATATTAAGTTGTTAAATTTTAAATCTTAAAATCTTGGCTGGCTAGGCCTTTCCTCTTGGTATAAGTTTATTGTATTTCGGGTAAAAAGGCAAACCCTAGAGGAACCTGCCCTGGCCATTTGTTATTCTAGAATATTTTATCTCTAATATGACCTCTGCCGAGAAAAAGCCTTGAAGCTCTTCTGAGGGGGCTGTTGGGGATATATCAGCCACCCATACGCTATGGAATTTAAATTTATCCGACAGATCGTTCCATTTATTAATATCTCTTGCCGACTCGTCCATCCTTCTAAACTCGTCAGTCATATAGTTTCTAATTTCATTAATCTCTGATATATCGGTTGAGTAAAGGGTAAACAATATTTGCTCACAACAGATAAGCCAGTTATCCTCATAGGACATGCCAATCTTGTCATAAACAATATGCTTTTTCCCGCTCAAGAATTGATTCATTTCGGCTGACTGCTGGACTGGAATGATAGGGACAATATTCTCATTTAGATTATCGCTCCAGTAATCGTTTTCATCAAATATGTTTCTAGTATATAGTTGCTTCCAAAGGTACTTTCTGAGCTCCAGCATTGCATCTAATTTATAGTTTGCTGTCATAGTGCACCTCCAAATGCCAGTGATAATTCTGAATCCGCCTGCGACCTAATAGTATTAGCAGTAAAGCTATATTGAACTTTCTTTATATTTGAAGGAACACTTAGTGCCTTAGTCATACTCGAATTAAATAGTCTCTGAAAACCAGATTTTCTAATTGAAGAGTTGACTAGTTGACCACTAAAGAATCTAGAGTGAGCTAGATTAAATTGATTTGTTGCGGCTGATCCTCCAGGACGTCTTACTGTAACTGAAGCTCCTTTTGGCATAAAGACGGTCTCTCCATTATATTCAAACACTAGTCTTTCTGCATTCTTTGGTCTTATGGTTAGAGGAAGTCCTTTTTCCATTACCTCTGCCTTATTTATAAACATGTGTCTGCGTCGGCTTGTTTCAGATGGAACTAAAGATCTAGATGGCTTAAATTCATAATTTACTCTAAAAGATAATCCGTTTTCAGATATCTTATTTAGCTTAAACAACCTTGAAGACTTGTTTCCAGCCTTATTCCATTCATACACATGATGCAGTGATTTAGGTCTTGTTCTAGCAAGGGCATCTATATACTCACCAAAATCTTTATCTATCTGTTCAAATATAACCGTAGTAAATGCATGCTTAAATTGTTTATTGGTAGTAAGTTTTGATATGACAGAAGCGCTGTAATATACATATGCCGATACTTGTGCCACTGTACTATCCTTTAATACCCCTTTACGGTTTTCATACATAAGTCTCTCAAGACCGCTAGAAGCCTGAACTAGAAGATTACTATTGTCCAATTTGCTGGTTCTCCGATCTCTTCATAGATGAGTTATATGCTATCACACGACCAAATGGGTCTGTGACTGGGGTAGTTCCCATTACCTCAAATACGGTTGGAGTTTCGTTAGGAAAATTTATTTCATGCCAGATAACATTTCCCTCATTGTCTCTAATGTTAGTGACCTTTTCTCGGGGGGTTAGTCTTTCAGATGTTCTAACTTGAATGATTTGATCATTTAAATACTTGTTTGAAAAGATCTGCTTATCGCTAGATCTGGTTGTCGCAGAGTTGCTAATAACACCCTTTGCATGACAGGCTACAGTTTTATAGTAAGACCACTCACGAACAATAGCACCAGTGTCTGCATCTTGAGTTTCGTTTTGCTTATAAACATCTAGATACATAGATAGCACTGAGTCTATCAAGTCGTTCATTAGATAATCTCTACCTTTGTTGTAAGAACATAGTCAGCTAATAGCTTATCCGCATAAGCATTTCCTGTGCCAGTATGTGCTTCTCCAGTATATTCAAAATCCCAGTCAAATGTGGATATCTTCTTTATATACTTATTTCTCCATACAGTGTCCTTATTAAAGTAGTCTTTCATTAATTCAATTGCTGCCAGCTCTACATCGTCTGGAACCTTGTCCCATCCAAATCGCCCTTGAACCTTATAAGGAACTCCAGATTTAAATATACCGCCATCATAATCATGAATTGTTGGAGGAACCATGCCGTTAGCGGTATATACTGTATTGTCCAACATTCCTGCACGATTAATTTTAATTCCGTATCCTGTTTCAGATATTTCTACTGGATAGTTCCAATTATCTATTTGATTAATTGTGTCTAACAGTAAGATGTCCCTAGCATACAGTTTATGTATTGTAGTAATCTTTGCTGGTAGTGGGAGAATGTCTGAATCATATCCATAAACAACATAAAGATCATCATACAAATAAAAACTTTGTCCCGTGTGCTGCTCTATCTGTTTGCGAGCATACTTTTCAGCTGCCTGCAGTTCTTTATATGATCTATAGTTTGGATCAGAAGAATCTGTACTAAACCCTAGATCTTGAGCATGGTTGAAATCAACATATGGTGTTACTACAAAAACCTCATCAGACTTAGCAACGTTTGTGCTTTGAACCTGATACTCCCATTGAAGCCTTAAAGTTTTATTTCTTTGCGTATGGACATAAGGAATATTTACCACATAAGAGCCAGGATTCAACTCATCAAGCTGTGAAGTAAGAGTTGCTATTACTTGAGCTGGATTTATTCCTGGACTTATTGCTGGATCTTTTGTAACATCAAACAGTTTTACAACTGGAAGGGCGTCTGCATTAGATACATCACCGTTCCAAAAAACTTGATGCTTTATTGGCGACTGACTGTTTACATATACCTCTGCCATTTTATAGGCTTAGATTAGTTGTAATACTCCTGGACTTCCTTTGGAGTTGCTAATCTAAAACCCTCCTCCTTGTCAAAAATTTCTTGAGCGTCATCTCTGCTCATTGCTACAAATGGGTGCTCTTTCGTAAAAGTAACTCCCATAATATCATATCTAAAATTATCTCTGGTCATTCTGACCAATACTGTATTTTCTGGTTGTTCCGCTTTTGGATCAAACTTAGGTAGTACCTCTGTATCCATATTTTCTAATTCCTCTTCGATTTGCTTAATGGTCTTGCTATATACAGACCAGGTTACGCCCTCTTCTGCAAGAGCTGCGATTATGTCGGCCTTATTCTTTAAGCCCTGTGTTTCAACTGCAAAATCTTCTGCAATTTTCTTTAGTTCAGATATCTTTAATGTCTCAAATGACACGATAATCTCCTCATTCTACTCAAATCAATTATAGCATTACTAAATTAAAATGAAAAGCCCCCCAAAAATTAATTTAGGGGGCCTTCAATGGGATCTAAATCCTAATAATTAGGAAGCGACCTTAACGTTCTTTACAACGACCCAAGCGTCTGCTTGTTCGATTTGAACGCCAACACGAGTAAACATTGTGTACTCGATTGAGTCCTTACGTGGCCAGAAGAAGCGGTAAACTGTTACGTCACGCTTGATACCAATAACTACGTTATTTGGGAATGTCAAGTGGACGTCACCGTGTGAACCTGATGCTCCTGAGTGATCACCAGTCTGTGCTTCTGGAAGTAGTGGAACTTCAACAATTGGAATACCAAATGCGAATGGTGCCACATATCCTGCTGGACCGCCTAGAGGCTGTACGCCTTGTCCACGGATTACGCTTGAAGCGATATCTTGTGGGTTAGCTGATCCATCTGCACCTAGTAGTGATGCTGTGTATAGATAATCCTGAATCAGGTTTGAACCTGAAAGGAATCTAAGGTCAGAACGACGTTGCTTGTACTTACGTGGCAAAGCCTTAAGTGCTGAGTTGAATACTGCACGGGAGATATTAGCTCCTGCTGCATCAACTACACGACCTGAAGTCTTAGCCTTCTTTACTACACCGTCAAATGCCTTGTACAAGTTATCTGATGAAAGAGCTGTATTTCCGTTAAGAACTACATCCTCAATATCATTACCTGCTTGTGTTGCCATAAGTCTGGCAATATGATCTTCAAGATCAGCACCTTCAATATTGTCTTCTAGAGACTCAGTTGAAAGCTCCCAATCTAGACGAAGCTTCTTAGTTGTAAGAGAGATCTTTGAGAAAGTCACTGCTGCGTTTGCTGCGGTGTCATCTCCTTCAGTTGCGAGCTTCATAAGCTTCTCGCCGACTGACATACGATCAATCTCTGTTGTATCTGCTCTCATGCGGACTGTACGGGCGACCTTACCAATTACGGTTGCGTCGAACATGTAGTCTAGAAAGCGAGCTGATTGTTCTGCGTTAAGCAAACCGCCGTTTCCGTTTTCGGAAGCACGGTGTGTACCTGTTCCACCTGTAGTGGAAGCAAAAGTACCTGTAGCAGTTGTACCTGCTGCAATTGCTTTTTCTAATGTTTCATTGCTCATTTATATTTCACCTACCTTTTTTTAGTTAAAAATTTCGTTTACGGAACCGAGGAAAGAACCGTTCCACTTTGATTTCTTGATTGTTACTTCCTGAGACCCGCCAAGGTCTGAGGACTTCTTAATTGCAGTCTCTGATTCTACTGCGTCGACACGCTTTTCTACACCATCAATCGTGTTCTTGATGTCTTGTACAGCACTTGAAAGTGCTGAGTGTTGCTCTGCCAATTCTGAAATTCGAACATCTACGCTCTTGCTGAAAGTCTCAACTGTATCTTTAATAGCTGTAACTTGTGCGGCATTAGCTTCTGAAGCCTTATTTAGTGTGTCTGAGAAAAAGCCCTTAAGATCGACTAGCATCTTTGCAAAATCAGGTTCATCAACCATAACTTCTGATACGTCGGCTGCTTTTTCTAGAACTTCGGCAGAAGCGTCTGCTACTGCATCTGCAGGAGCTTCTTCAACAGCTGGTGCTTCCTCTACGGGAGCAACTGCTGCTGTGTCTTCTACGGCTGCTTCTGCTACTGCATCTGCAACTACGTTTTCTGTATTATCTGACACTTCTTTACCTCCTTCTATGTCTGCCTGTTTTGCAATTTGTGTTTCAGGCATGGACAATCTTGATTTTTTATGTAAATCAAGAATCTTATCTATTTCTTTTGCTTTGTTAACATCGTTTGACTCTACCCATCCAATTAGTGTTGCAGGCTTTCCTGTAACTGGGGAGTCGTATGATGAATCTGTTGACATAAATACTGAATCACTGTCTGCACAATAAAAAATATTTTCAGTTGCGATCTCTGCTGCCATTCCTTTAAATACTAGCTGACCATTTCTTTTTGAAATAGACAAAATATTGCAGAGCTCGTTTGCTGGTGAGTCAACAATGGAAAGTTCCATCAATGAATAATCTTTAATAAATCTTACACTCTTACCTGTTGCCTTATTGACTTCGTTTTCTGAATCAATAATTTTTCCGCCTATTGAGAATCCTTGAAGAGTTCCGTCTAAAACTTTCTCCCAAGTATCCTGTGCGCCCTTTGAAATATAAGCGTCTACATAAACTCCGTTAAAAAATTCTTTTGTTGCTGAATCATAATATGTCTCTGGTTTAAAAGAAACAACTTTGCCTACTGCAACTGGTTGATGCATCTCACGAAGATTTCCACGGAAATTTTCAAATGCTTTCAAGCTTGCTTCAGCCGTAACAACATCTCCAGTTTGGTCAACATTGTCTAATGTTGCAAATCCCGAAACTGTTCTTTTTTCACGATTAACTTTGGTGAATGGGATCGACAGTGTAATGTCGTCGCCATTAGAAGACCAAAGAGATTTCTCAATATTCATATGCTTAATTATATTTATCTATACATAAAAAGGCAAATACTGGTTGAGCAGGGTTAGTCGACTTGTCTTCCATCTCCCTGAGCATTTCGGCCTTCCCCCGACATATCGGGTGAATTTGCTGATCTTTCGGAATCTCTAGTTCTAGTCTTTCCTGCCTGTGCCCTTGCTTCAGCCTGTTGTTGTGGCTTTAATTCGACCACTTTATCCCCGCCGTCAAGCGGAACCATGCCCATTCTAATTCTAACTTCATTTGGAGTAATTACCTGCATTCTTAAATATCTCTCGTCTATCTTAGATTGGGTATCCTCATCGGTCAATGTGAGCTCATTAAATTTAAGTAATAGAGCATCTGTCATTTCCTCAATTATTTTATTTAATTTCTTTTCCAAATTCATTTGAGCTGGACGACAAACTTGCTCTCTAAATGTCTTATCGGCATCTCTTGCTACCGCTAAATTAACTCCTTCTGGAGTTCCAATTTTATTAATTGGCACACGGTGAGATAATAGAATTTCGTCTCTGTTAGATTTACGATACACATTAAATGAAGACTCTTGAGTTCCTGCCTCAATTGGCTCCATCTTAAATTCAACCTTGGCATCTGGTGAATCTGGTGGAAGCGGAATATATAGAGATCTATGGTTTTTTCCTCTTAGTCCTACCTGGAAGAATTCTAGCAACTTACGCTCAGACTCTGTAGATAGCTTAGCGCCCTTTACTGTGATAATGTATCTTGGAACCGCCTTGTTTTCAAAGTAGTCTAGGTTGTACTTGCCAGCAAACTCGTTTCCAGCCATAGCATTTGAAGACGCTACAATATCTGGAATGCCATAATAGTTATTTGTTGGTGTATATTTCTTTAGGTGAATAATTTCATTTGGACGCTCTAGTCCGCCATCGATTGGATTGTCTGTTTCTTGATCTCCGAAGTTACGGAAGAATACAGCCTTTCCATAAAGCAGTTGAATAAAGCCGTCACGCAAGCGGCGCACACGCATAGTCTTTGCTGGTATATGTCCAATATATCCAATTTTCCCAGCAGAGGTTCTACCAATTTCAAGGTATCCGTTTCCAGTAGCCTCTACATCTGTGTAGGCCTTAATTAAAGTTTCTGTAAATGTTTCTTCTTCGTTACATTCCTCTAGCCAATCATAAAGATCTTGACGTAGTCTATTCAGTTTTCTACGTGCTCTATCTAACTGCTTATCATCTGTAATGTTATCGAATGCTTCTTGTGTCTTTCTTGTCTCAACAAAATCGTGTCCAAGACCTACAATGTTAGAAACCTTTGCATTAATTGCTGCATAGTTATATGGGGAAATTTCGTAAATGGTAGAAAGATAATCTAAGTTATATGGTGGCTCAATAAGGTCAAACATTGCATAGCCAGTAATGGCTTGTGCAAGTAGGTTTTGTTGTGTTTCTGTTCCTTCGATTCCCTGGAATCTTTTTTGTAGTTCTCTATTCATCTTTCGGCGGAATGATGAGCCTAGACCTGAAACCTTAGTTAAATCTTCGCCTTCAATCTTAAACGGATCTGTTGTTGTTGACTCTACTGGAGTATTAAATTTCATCCAGTCCGCAACGTTAGATATACTAACCTCATTAGAGTTATCTTCTTCTTCGTATCTAATCATTATTGCCCCTCTGCTCTTATGCCTTTAAGCTCATCTTTATAGTTTCCAATATCCAAAGGATCTGGGACTAATCCCCACTTGAGTCTTTGGTGTTGTTCTTCAAATTCTTCATCGGTAATTTTTCGTCTTGCTGAAAGAAATTTAGGCCCGCCCTCATATATACCATATGAGCGAACTTCTCTAGCCAAAGCATCGATTCTGGATCTATTTCCTTTTTTGGACGTGACTGAAAGAAAGTTGCCATCGTCATCTCCTATCCAGCGTCCGTCTGGCATTTCCCAAACGTAGATCCCTAGTGGGGATTCCTCTATGATCTGCTGCTTTATACCTTTAATTTCCATAGGCTTTTATTTTACCATTGTTTATAGATTAAGTCCAGCTTTTTGTCAATGGAAGTGACAAATTATACGCTTTGTAGCACAACCCAGTCATCATTATAAGATTCAACGGCATTTTCTGTCAGGTTAAATGACGTTTCCGTGATCGAAGATGCTGGCCTTCCAGTATAAATCTTAAAATGTGTATTTACTAAGGACTGAGTTAACTCCTTTTCGTATATAGCCACATTCTTATATAGGTTACTTGGACCCCCAGTAGTCTCATAATTAAATTTAATTAAACCAGTTACTGGCTGGGTAAATACAATTACAATATGATGAGGCTCCTCAGCGTTTAAATAATTAGATATATTCGTTTGATTAGATACGTCTACGCCATTTACATATATCTTGGCTATATTGGCCTTAGAGACCGCTCCAGAGCCGTTCCAGGCCAGTCTGGTGGTAGAAGGGTCGGAAGCGTAGATAAGGGTGTTAGAAGCCAACGTAAGGGGCGTAAAGAACATCTCTAGGGACTTAACAGAACTTAATGTATTTAAATCAAATCCAGCTCCATTTGTTGTCCTTAATCCATTATTATAATTTCTAGATAAGACAGGATAATTTATCGATCCAAGGGCATAGTCTGACGATGAGGTTATTTTATCCCCTGAATTATTTGCAAATAGGGTCTTGTCTCTATAAAATGAAATTTTAAAAAATGATAGTCTTGGATAATATTTGCTTGTGTCTGAGCTGGTCATGGTTATTCTAATATATAGTTTTCCGCTATTGCTAAAGGAACCTCTTTTATATTGTGGGATTGCCGCTCCATTTGTGCAGGGAAGGAAAGTAATATTATCTATGCTTGTTTCTACCGCCACCCCAATATCGTCTCGCCACTCGACTTTAGATGTTGATAGGTCTAATTCAGTCGGAATTGCAACAAAATCATTTACCACAAAGGTTCTTGCTTGTACTGCATCTGTTTCTGTAAAACCTATATATTGATCTTCAATATCATAATATGTGTAATCATCTAACAAGTCTACCCATCGCTTATCTTGTGGATAAGAATATGTAAAAGAAACTTTTTTGTTAGCATCTGTTAAAGCAAAGAGTGTGCCCTGTTCTGGATAAACTACTTGAATTGCTGGATATGAAACTACTCCTGATAGATAGTGTCTTTTTATAGATTGTGCTGGCAGAGTGTATCTATATACTGCTGGAGCATCTACAATAAATGTATCTCCAGAAACTGTAGTAGGCCCAATCTGTAGGAATAAAGATGTATTTGTAAATTTAAAAGACTCTAGGTCTTTGCTTATTGCTGGTTCTCCATCTATATACAAAGATATAGACTTGGAGTTATATGTGCCTACAACGTGATGAGTTCTTTTTGAATATCTTACACGGTATCTAATTTCTTCCGTTGCTGATACCTTAAATATAACATCGCCGTTTTCCCAGAATATGCCGATATTATTTGTTGTGTCTCCAAATATTCTAACTACTGAATTTGATTCTATGGAAGGGCTAAACCAGACTTCCATTGTAAAGTCGCTATCAGCATTATATTTAGTACCAAAAGCTGACTCTACGATTTTTGAATAGTAGTCTTTTGTTATTGGAACTGTTATATATGCAGTAGTTGTTATATTTGTTCCTGATATCCCGCCTGAAACTAAAGGTAATATATTTGATACTGGAGAGCCTACATATGTAGCATTATTTCCACAGCCCGATTTATCTGATGCTGTTGTGCCAGAAGACTCATCAAGTGGCCAGAAGCCAAGCGGGTAGTCTTTGATTACTTTTAGTTGGTAGCTCATAATTTTATTATACTATTAAAATGTAATTGTGCCAGTGCCTGCTGTGAACCGATAAACTCTATATCCTGCACGTGTTGGTTGATCATAGGTTAATCCACCAGATATTGTAGGGGCTACAACGTTATCTGGGTAAGCAATAATAATTACTCCATCGCTACCAGTTCCACCAATATAACTTGGCTGGTCGTTATCTCCACCGCCTCCGCCGCCGCCTGAACCACGGTTTGCAGGGCTTGCATTGCTTCCATTTCCAGTACCGACTGTACCATTTCCTCCAATACCACTTCCACCAATGCCTGCTGTATAATTACTTCTTACGCCACCTCCACCTCCAGCTGCATAAAATAATGAAGTTCCAGTAATTGAATTTGCTGTTCCAGCTCCTCCGTTGCCACCAAAACCTTGCGCTGGTGTGCTAGGAGTTCCTGCTGATCCTCCACCGCCACCTCCGCCAAAAGAAAGGTTATTGCCGCCAGCATTTTCTGATGATCCACCAGCGTTACCTTGTCCAGATACTCCAGTTCCAGGTGATATAATGTAGTTTCCTCCACCGCCCGAACCTCCACTAGCATTACTGCTAGTTCCACCACTTTGATTGCTTACGCCGCCTCCGCCGCCAAGTGCTGTTATTGTTGTAAATCCGCTACCAGAAATAATAGAATTTGTTCCTTTATTTCCAGTCGTTGGCGTAGTGTGTCCCCCAGTGCGAGTTAACCCAGTTCCACCAGTACCAATAGTTAGTGTATAAGCTGTTCCAGGAACAAATGATGTTGATGCATTATATAAATATCCACCAGCTCCTCCACCGCCTCCGCCAGTTGTATTACCGTTAGAGCCACCGCCGCCTCCGCCTGCAACCACTAATGTTTCTGCTGTTGAAATAGCAAGGAATGTGTTTGATGTAATGCTAAATGTTCTTGGTATTGTATTTACTCCATCACTTGCATTAATTGTAAAGGTATATGTTGTATTAGAAGCAATATCTGGAAGAGTTCCTGAAATTACTCCAGTTGAAGAATTTAATGTAACTCCTGAAGGTAATGATGAACCTGACGCAAGTGCATATGTAACCGTAGAGTCTGAATCTGTGGAAGATAATGCTGATAAAGTAATGCTGACCTGCTCTGTAAATGTTCCTAACGATCCACTTGAAGTAACCCATATTGGACTAGCATTTACATATAATGCATCTGGAATTAATCCAAATAAATTTGAAGGGTTTGTTACTTTAATATCATAAGGCTCATTGGCATTTGATAATCCTGTGAACACTGCTGTTAATTGTACTAGTGAATTATAAGTTGTAGATTGTGCTTGAACCTCAACGCCATTTGTGCCAATTGCTGATGCAATTGCACCTGTAGCAAAATTAGTACCTACAATTGTAATGGTTCCTGAATTTGTTGCTTCAGAATAATTTCCTGTAATTGAAGCCACTCCTGGAACCTCTTGAATAATATTTTGCCAGCCAGAAGACTGTGTGTACAACTCTAATCTGGAAGCTTCACCATTTGAGTATAATTGGCCTAGTCCTGGATTAGCAGGACGCCCTGCAGTATTACCAAACGGAATACCTGAACCTGATGATTTCTTAATAGCCATTATATGAAACTCCATCCTAGCGTTGTGCCTGTATAAATTAGTGTAGTTACTGATTGATTTACATCTATTATAGCATCTTCTGTTAATCCATTAATCTTATTGCCGTTTCTTGCTACGGTTATATTATTTGTTCCCGCCGATCCTGTTGCATCAAAGATAATAATTTCTTGGCCAAGTGTTGGGCTTGCAGGAAGTGTTAATGTTCTTGCTGCTGTTGTATCTACAAAGTATCTGCGTCCCGCAACTAATGTTGTGTTTGCAGAGATTGCTAGGTTTACCTCTTGCTTATATGAACCAAGGGCGGAATTAAGGGCAGCGGTATCTACATAGTCTCCTGGAAGGGCTGCTTGAACTCCAACCTCAACCCATTCAGTTCCGCTCCATACTCTTATTACTTTAGCCATTTATAATCTCCCAACTTAACAAATCTTCATTCCATGAATACACTTCCCCATCATTTGGCATAGGTTCTGGTGCCTGCCAATCATGATTACTATCTAAAGACCAGGAAGGGTAAGGCTGTGGGGCAATAAAAACATCTGCTTCTGCATTATAAAAAAATCCTACTCCACAATATTGTTTTCTAAAATTTCCATTATATGACGTTTGCTTCCAGTTAGAATATCCGCCTGACCATTCAGTTAAAAATTGAATTCCAGATGCTTCTTCATTATTGCTATCAAGCACTTCGTTATTTACAACATGAACTTCAAGTACAATGTTGTTGTCATCTAGTTTTGCAAAATGTGCCATTAGAAAGTTATGCTCCCGTTTCCTGTAAATTTATAAATATAGTAAGATCCTGAAGTTGTCGCAACTGGAGAACCTGTTGTAGATACCGCTGCTTGTAAAGCACGAAGTATTACTACTCCTGAGCCACCAGAACCTCCGTCGGGTTCGTGAGAGTCTCCCCCACCGCCGCCTCCGCCACCTAAATTATCAGTACCATTTCCACCAGCGTTTTGGCCAGAAGCACCATTACCACCGCCGCCTGATCCGCCACTTGAACCATTACTATTCCAACTTCCTCCACCACCACCTGCGTAGGTAATTGATGAGCCTGTAATAGAAACGGCTAGACCATTTCCGCCACTTGTTGGTGTACTTCCATTAGTAGCATTTACGCCAGCAGAGCCTGCTCCACCGCCACCTGGAGAAGACAATCCATCACCTGTAGTTCCAGCATCATAACCTTGCCCAGCAGTTCCTAATCCATTAAATGCACCAGAACGATTTCCTCTTGCAGCACCACCACAACCACCAGTTGTTCCGTTATTCTGGCTGCCATTACCACCGCTACCACCTGCTCCGCCACCAAGGGATGTTACTGTTGTTATTCCAGAACCACTAATTGATGAATTTACACCGTTGCTTCCTTTTACACCACTATTAAGTGCACCAGGACCTCCTGCACCAACATTTATGGTATACACACTACCAGGAGTAATCTGTAAAGCAGATTCTAAAGTTGCATTTCTTCCAGTTGCTGTAACTGTAGAACGCAAACCTCCAGCACCTCCGCCTCCGCCATTTTCAGCACCTCCACCGCCTCCGCCTGCAACAACTAGATAATCAACGGTTATGCTACTTGATGGTGTAGCGCTGTTACTTGCGCTTGATAATTGTGACATTCCATTAGCATTAATTGCTGCAACTTTAAATGTATATGCTGTTCCATCTGTTACAGATATTCCAGCTGAAGTTTGATTTGGAACGGTTGTTGGATTTTGTGGAACTCCATTAATAAGAGGATAAACTGAATATCCAGTAATTGCAGATCCACCAGTTGCTCCTGGTGTCCAAGAAACTGTTACAGTATTACTTCCAGCCACCGCAGTTCCAATTGTTGGAGCTTGAGGAACGGTTGTAACTGTTACTGTAGATGATGTAACTGGAGTAGATGATCCATAAAGATTTGTTGATGTTGCTGTAAAAGTATATTGTGTTGAAGACTGAAGTCCGTCAAATATTGCGTATGCTGTATTTGCTGTATATGTTGTAGTAGTTGGTGTTGATGTAATTGTATAAGTTCTTCCAGGAACTGCAGGGAATCCAAGATCTACCTCTACCGCTCCATTATTAAATGCTCTTCCAGTTCCAACATTTGTTGGCGTGACTACAAGATTAGATGGATTTGCTCCGACTTTTTCCCATCCATAAGTAGAATTATAAATTTCCATATACCCAGTAGATGTATTTGAATATACATCACCAGTAGAAGATAAAAAGTTTACTGGTCTTTGAGCTGTTGTACCAGAAGGTACTCCTTTATTTAATAATACAAAATCTTGTGTTGCAAGGCTGGCTGTATTAGCTATTCCGTGTACAGAAGTAGTAGCACTATTATGTGATGTTATTGCCGCCGCTGTTTCAGTATCAGTAGCTAAGCTATTTGCCGCTGTTAGTATATTTGCTATATCTCTAATTCTAGACATACTGAGTGCCGTTCCATACTTGTCCAGCTCTTACTCTTCCATCTGCAAAACCACCTTTGGGAGAGTTGATAGAATAGATAGAAGCTCCAACTCTCCATGCTCCCGTGTACGCAGTACTCCACTCTTTAACTAGACCACTGTTTTTTCTATAAGCCTTCACATCACCATTTGCATAAACCGAAATAACAAAAGTTTCTCCGTTGGTCCATGGGACTCCCGCAGATCCGTCTGATGTTGGGTCAAACCACGATAGGCCGTCAGTTCTATATGGATATAGCGTGTAAAATGCTCGATATCCTTGAGCATCAGTCCTTGGAATATCAGATGTTTTTCCAACACCAATCATTTTATAAGAGTTTCCATCATCACCACCATTAGAAGCTGCTTGAGCACTCCATTCAAACGAGAATGGTCCGTAGATATCAGTATTGTTATACACATTATGAGCCCATGATTCATTATTGCTTGTTTTATAAACAGAAGATGTTGTAGTTCCATTTCCTGTTATAGAATAACTTGCTCCTCCAGCAGTAGTCCATGTAAGTGGAATAAATCCTGAAATAAGTAGTGTGAATGCTTTATTTGTATAATTTCCACTAGAATCTGTTGCTCTTATTACAATAGAGTAGTTTGTTCCTGCGGTATCGTTTGAAGTTCCAGATATTAATCCACTAGATGATAAAGAAATTCCAGTAGGAAATGATCCAGATATTAATGAATATGTAATAGAGTTATCATCAGAAGCAGATAGCTGATTTGAGTATGCAACACCTGAATTTGCTGAAGAAAGTGTAGCTCCAGTATTCCACACTGGATTTAATGAGAATAGTCTGAATGTTCTATCTACAGTGTTGCCACCTGTGTCTACTGCTCTTACTAATAAATTAGTTGTATTAAAATCTGCGCCTGTATACGTACCAGATATAACTCCAGTCTCATTGTTTAATGTAATTCCTGCAGGCAATGTTCCAGAAATAATAGAGTAATCAATATCTGTTCCTTCTGTATCTGTTGCTACAAGTGTTGTCGTGTATGCAATATTCTTTGCAATTTCTGGAAGAGTTGTACCTGTTGTCCAGTTGGGCGTGGTTCCTGCCGTAATAGCATTATTTAAAATGTGAAGGCTAGATCCTGTTGGTCTTGTAACCCCTGGATTTTCTACTACAACCTTATATGTGCCAAGCTGTGTTGAAAATGTATCTGGTCTAGTTACTATTAATTGAGAGCTAGACGATCTAACAATTGACTTTGCTGGTATCTCAACACTATCTGAGCCTACAAAATATACTGCAACATTTGAAGCAAAGTTTCCACCTACAAGTGTAGTAGTGTCATCAATTGAGTTTAATGCTGTTGGAGTAACCGATGTAATAAATGCTCCCGCCGTTACTTGTGATGTAGTATTAGTTGCTGTAAATGTTGTTTTGTAGCTAAATGATAATAGGTCTCCAGAAGATCCTCCTACAACAACAATTTTATTAAAGTTTCCTGTTGCATTTAAAGATGGAGACTTTGTATATCCAACTTGATTGCCCGCTGTGTCATAGACATAAATATCATAAGATGAGTCCAGTAAAGCTGAAGCAATTGTATATGCCCCTGCAAAATACTCTTTTGTAAATGTAGCAGTAGTTACTGGCCCAGCCAATGTTACGTTAAAGTCATTTGCACCTGTTGCTGGAAGCCAGCCTGATGCTGTGTAAATCTCCTGTACGCCAAGCGTACCATTAAAATAGGTTTGCCCAATTACTGGATTAGCAGGTCTTGTTTCAGATGTACCAAATGGGGTACCGACCATTGTAGACATTCTAATATCAGTCATTATCCCACCTTCCATCCATAAGTAGAGCCAGTATAAAGCAGTGTAGTCCAGGCACCATTCATATCTATAATCAAGTTTCCAGTTCCGCCGTTGATCTTATTACCATTTCGGGCCACTGTTATATTATACGTCGAAGCGTTTCCAGATGCATCTAGTATTTGAATTTCATCATTTAATGCTGGTGTTGCTGGTAAGGTCAAAGTAAGGGCAGATGCTGATGTTACGAAATACCTCTTCTTAGCCACCAATGTAGTATTTGCTGAAATAGACAATGGGGCAACTGAAGTATTTGCAGCCAAGAGAGCATTTGTCTCTGCCTGAGTATATGTAGATACTGAATTAGCTCCAGTTACTGAAACTATTTCTACTATATCTGATACTGCCGCCGCAGATGTAAGGGTTACTGTATTTCCGCCTGATGTTGTATAGTCTGAAGTCTTTAGAAGCAGAAGACCATTAAAGAATACCTGCTCAAATCCATCGATGAATGGGAGGTCGGTAGTAAACACTGTTTGTCCTGCTGTTGCAGTAATTGATTTGCGGCGAATAATATTAGAGTCAAATGTAGTTACATCCTGATCTGAATCAATCCAAATTTGACCGACGGCAGGAGATGATGGAGCAGATGTTTGATATACCGCTCCTGGTTGTACGCTACTTGTAATTTCTGTTTTAACAAATGCTGTAGTTGCAAGTTGTGTTGTATTGGTTCCCGCCGTTGCTGTAGGTGCTGTAGGAGTTCCTGTAAGGGCTGGAGAAGCCAGTGGTGCCTTAAGGGCTATACTATTAGTTACAGTGGTAGAGAAGCTAGCATCGTTTCCTAGCGCTGTTGCAAGTTCATTTAATGTATCTAGGGCTGCTGGAGCGGAATTAACTAAGTCCGCTAATTCTGTTTGAACATAAGCTGTAGTAGCAACTTGATTGGTATTAGTATTTGCTGCTGGAGTAATTGTAAACATAGCTCCAGTTGAATCAACTTTAGATAAAACTGTTCCTGCAGCATTTTGCCACTCTTGAAGATTAGCGGTTTGTGATGCTGCGGCTTTAATAATATGGCCAACAACATTAGTAACAGTTAGATTTTGTTTAATTTGACCATTTACAAATAATTCAATAGGGCTAACATAAGAGGTGCTATAAGTAGCAGTATGTGGTCTAATTCCAACACGACCATTACTTGCGTTATTGTCTGCTGTAATTACAGTTGTATAGTCATCTATACCTAGTGTATAGTTCCCTCCATATAGATTTATTTTTGCTCCAATAGAGTTTGCAAAAGATAAAAGTTTTCCTCCTGCAAGCGCTATAGTGCCCGTGCTATCAATAGCAGCCAATACGGTACCAGAACTATTCTGCCATTCTTGAAGGTTAGCAGTTTGGGAGGCCGCAGCACGTGTAACATTAACGGGGATAGAAGGCACATTGCTTGTAAAAGAATGGAAACCACCGAGGCTTGTTATCGTTCCCCCACGTACGCTTCCAGATGAAAACATACCAGGGGCTGTGACATCCCCAAACGAGTTTACGCTTGTAAGCACAGTACCCGCACTATTCTGCCACTCTGTTAAATTACCTGTTTGACTTGCGGCACCTTTAATTGTTACGGGTCTATTAGAAGCACCATAAGGCAAGAACATAAATCCTTGTACTGGTTGCCATTCCATTACCGCACTGGTCTGGTTTTTTATTTTCCATATGTTACTAGAACCAGCACCTATATTTAAACTTCCTGTTGAATCTATACCCAGTAAGACACCACCAGAAGAGTTTTGCCATTCTTGAAGATCAGCAGTTTGTGATGCTGCGCCACGGACTACTACAGGACTTACTGAAGGGGTAAATGTTGTGGCATTCAAATATCCTAAAGTTCCTGTTGTCATCTTTCCGCCTGAATAAGATGTAGAGATTACTCCTTCGGTTGCTGTTAATCCTCCAGATGCATTAAAAAATGTTATGGCAGTTCCACTTGAATTTTGAAATTCCATAAGATTGGCAGTTTGAGAGGATGCAGCTTTAATAGCTAATGGCTTTACTGATGCAGAAGATGCAGTAATTGTATCTCCGCCTGCTTTTGAAACCTTATTGCCAATTGATGTAGCCGTTGTCGTTGCAAAATTTGCATCATTTCCAAGAGCTGTGGCTAATTCATTTAATGTATCTAATGTGGATGGAGCAGAGCTAACAAGGTTAGTTATTGCCGTTGAAACATCTGTTGTAAGAGCCAATGTTCCGCTGGCATTTGGAAGAGTTACTGTAATATCTGATGTTACATCTGGAGCCTGTAAAGTTAATTCATGGGCATCGGCTGTTGCCCCTTCAATAATAATTTTATTTTCTGGAACTATTAGGTTTCCGTCTGCATTTAATTCGGCAGGGCCAGAAGGTTGTCCCAGTACGCTTAATGGGATAAAGTCCCCTGCGCTATTTTGAATATCTGATTCCAGCTGTGCAATTTTATATGCATGGGAAGTTGTTACTGTTGAGCCATCAACTCCGACTTTAGCCTCTAAGGCCTCTATGGCGTCATTTGCGTTTGCGTGTTGTGCGGCATGTGAAGGGCTATTTAACTGGTCCGTTGTTGCGGGATTAGTTAATGAGTCTAATGATGTTGGAAAATTAGTAGCCATATATCAATATTATACCAGCCTTACCATTAAGAAACAGGCCCTAGATTTCTCTAGGGCCCGCTCCGTTATTTAATTTTTTATGCTCTTTGTGCTAATGGACTTAGTTTGAGAGATTCATCAGATAGAGCATCTAGTAAAGATGTTCCAAATGCTTGTGCATTTTCTGCGCTATCAAACGGTCCAGATTGATCAACAATCACTCCGTCACCATATGTGGTAACAACAAGATCTTCGGAGATCTCTTGAGTGTATTCATCAAAAGAAACTGATGCTTCTACTGCCTCAATTGGTTCGCTTGGTGCGATATAACCAATTTCTGGAGTATCTAGTACCTCTGTGTCTTCTACGTTTTCTGTCATTTTGTCTCCTTTATAGCTTCGCTAAGTCTACTGCTGGAACTTCATAAATTCCGAAGTATCCTGCATTTGATGTTCTTGGCTGTGTGCCTTGATCTTGGTCACAGTATCCAACTGCTAGGAAGATATTTCCTGCTTGTACGAATTTAGAGAATGGATATGCTCTAAGTGTTTGTCTAGTAAAGTATCCTCTTGCGGTTGGCAAGTTCATACCGTTTCTAAACTGTACGTATCCGTGTGATCCTCCACCGTAGCCACCACCGTCTACACCTTGTGATGAATCTCCACGTCGTGCAGTTCTACCAATGAATGCCATTGGGATATCTCCGAATACTTGAACTACTGGGACCATTGCATTGTTAAACGCATGCTGTCTTTCTCCAGGAATTGTACCGAAGTTTGCTCCTTCTGAACGGCCCATTGCGTTGAACTGATCGGTGGTGCTTGCTGTTGATTCAACAGCATTCCACAAGAATCCGCTATCGGTCTTGTTATAAATTCTACCGTTCATTCCATAGTGGTGTGACCATGATTGAAGGTTGTTTGATATTGTAAGGTTAATTACTGAGTTAGATGAATTTGTACCATTTCCCATTGATGCAATTGCTACACCATTGTTATAGTCAAATATGAAGTCATCTCCCATTTGAGTAGATGTTGAAGTAAAGGTATAAGTTGAGTTACCCCAGACTGTTCCTCTGTCTCCAATCATTGACATGTAGTCTCCTGGGTTACCATCGATAGCTCTCCAGTTTGCCCCATTATCTGCTGAGTGGTAAAGAGTTTGTGTTCTTGTCCATCCACCAATCCACTTTTCTCCTACCCATTTAATAAACTTAGGTGAGAAATCTTGAGAGTTAGGGTTAGTAGCTCCTGGAACACCATTGCTGTTCCAAGATATCTGTGTCCAAGTTGTTGACTGACCAGCAGCCTTGTTTGGAACTCCAGATGTTCTATAGAAGTTTCTATTGTCTGTTGAAATACAAACATAAATATCATTTCCATACTCTACAGTAATTGGAACATGTGATCCTACGTTAAACTCTGATAGCCATGTCTCTCCATCAAGTGATGTGTATACAGTTCCGTTGTTTGCTCCCATGAACCAAACACCGTTAATAATTTTAAGGAATGCAATTTGCATTTTTGTTCCTGTACCAGTTGACGGTCCAGAACCAATTCCAAGATTTGCACCCGCTCCTGTTGGATCGGAATTTATTCTAGCTGAGAACCAAGTCTTTCCATTGTCAAGAGACTCTAGAAGATGGAATCCACCAAATAGTCTCTTTTGACCAAGGAATGCTAGGAGTTTATTTGTACCCTTTGCAATCATTTCAAGGTTTCCGTAACCTACAGGAAGCGCTGTCATTTGCCATGAATCTGGATTAGATGCATTGTCCTGTCTAATTTTACCAAAGTTTACAATTCTTGAGTCAAGGTTTGTAAATGATGTTGATGTTGTAAACTGAAGAATTTGATCTCCGCTGTTATAGGTCATCAAAGCAACCTTAGTTTGTCCATCTGTTCCTAGAGGAATAGTCTGGTTTTGACTGTTATTCATATCAGAACCATTAGGTCCAAAGTAGTTAGTTGAGTATGTGACTGAAGTTGCGTTAAATGTATTTCCTGTTGCTGACCACCATGTGCTTGTGGCTCCAGCTGAAGCGGCAATCCATTGTGATGTTGAAGCTGCCCAAACAACTCTATGTAGTTCTGGAGATCCAGAAACCTGTGTTTTAGCGTCCCAGAAAACTCCATCTGTAGAGGTAGAAAATCTTCCATTTCCACCAACAGATAAAATAATTGTTCCGTTATATGCTAAATCATAAACTGTTGAGCTTCCATCAACTGTGGTGTGTGTACCGAATCCAGTTGTGACTGCAGTCCATGCTAATGGTGTATTGTTAGTTGAATAAGCCATACGACCATTTGTTCCAGCCATAACCCATCTATTAGCTGATCCTGCTGCATATGTTAGCGCATAAATATCATGAATTGATGAGAATGCTGAGTTGTTGGAAAGTGTCCAGCTAATACCATTTGTAGAATATGCAAACTTTCCGTTATTTGCAACAGCTACATAGTAGCCATTTCCAAAACGTACTTTGTTAATGTATGAACCACCGAATGGTGACGTTCTTTCTGTCCATGTGTGTTGATTAGTTCCAGTAAAAATACGGCCTAATCTTGTAACTGCTACCCATTGTCCACCTGCATAAATTGCATCTGATACATAATCCATATAATATCTTCCCTGATTAATTGGGAGAGGACCTTTTCCAGAAAACCATTCAGTTCCATTGTGTGACCAAGCGTGAGCACCCTTTGTTCCAAACATAATCCAAGTATCGTTGCCGTAAGCAATTGCTGTTGCATTACGTCCTGCGTAGTTTGTTGTATCTGTTCCAGTTGCGGTAATTCCACCACCTGCAAAAGATGTTTCTGTAATGTATCCTAAACCTGCTGGTACTGCGGTTGTTAAACCAGTTGCAGATGTTGTTGAAGATAATCTAGTAATCGCCATTTTTAGTTAATCTCCGTTCCAAACAGTGTGATTGAAACTCCACCAGTTAGAGAGAAAACTGTTACAACATCGCCTGTTCCCAATGCTGATGTTGCATTTCTTAGTGTTGCTCCTATCGTAATTGCTATAGAATCGTTTGCTGCTAGAGCTGAATCGTATACGATGTAGTGCTTTGTAGCTAATGATTCTGCTGCAGGTCTAATTGCAACTCTATATGTTGCTTGTGCAGATGTTGTGTTTGAAATTGAAATTGTTGAAACAATTGCTTGTGTATTTCCAGGCACTTGATACAGATCTGTATTAGTTGCCACTGATGGGGCTGTTTGCCCTAAAACTTTATATGTTGTTGCCATTTTCTTATACTCCTATTAGTAGCATCGGATTAAACGCAATTCTGCTTTCAATGTCAGAAACTGCGGCTGTCCTTGCTGTATTTACTAGATTAACGTTTGTTGTTCCAGTTGAATTAATTGTGGTCACATTAGCTGCTGTTGCGGCAACGATATCGTTGACACCCAACATGGATCCCAATGTTTCCAATGCTTTTGCAATAAAAACTAAGTCTTGTGCACTATAGTTAGATGCTGCTAAGCTTGAGTCGATTTCATTTTTTACTGCGGTTATTTGTGTCGATAGACTGTCGTAACTTGGCATTTTATATTGTTCCTCCTACGAAATTAATTCCTGTGATATCTTGCATGTATCTCAACAAACCGAATCCAGAGATGTTTCCAGAATCAATAGTAACATTAGTCCTATTATTGGTCAAGTCATCTGAGACTGTTGCCCCGATGAAGTTTAATACTGGTCTTTTGATTTGAGTAGTTCCATTTGAGGCAATTATTCCGTTAGACTGGGTCTGCCAAGATGATGTGGTTCCGTCGGTAAAGAGGAACTTATCGGCATTTCCTGTCTGAGACGGAATGGTACCTGCAATTGTGAGGGTTCCACCCAATGAGACCGATGCTCCGTTAATACTGATTGAGCTATTAGTAAGAGCGCTGTTTGGGATATTTGTGAGAGTGTTTGATGCTCCAGAAATTGTTTTATTTGTTAAAGTTTCTGACCCAGTAAGCGATGCTTTTGTAGCCAGAGTTGTTGATAGATTTGATGCAAAGTTCGCATCATCGTTTAAAGCTGCAGCAAGTTCATTAAGTGTGTTTAATGCTCCTGGTGCTAAATCAATAACATTATTAACTGCTGTTGCAACAGAGTTTGTTACATAGGCAGTAGTTGCTATTTGTGTTGTATTTGTCCCAGCTGGCGCTGTTGGCGCAGTTGGAATTCCAGTAAGTGCTGCGTTTGCTAAAATACCGCTTGAAGCATTTTGAATATCTGTAAGCGTTTGTGAAGCAAGGGCACTGATTTGATTGAATTGATAGTTTCCTTCTGAAACTACTCTTCCAAGTCCTAGATTGGTTGTTGCCGTCTCAAGGGCTTTCATCTGAAGAAGAAGTTCTTTTGTGTCTACATTTACTACTGCAACACCTGTTGCGCCAGTTACTGCCGTTCCAGTTGCTGCATTTGTAACAGTAAACTGTGTAGTTGTAGCTGAAGCAATAGTAACGTTTGACAGATTAAAAGCCGCTGTTGATAGTCCAGTAATGCTTACTACTTGACCAGCAGAGAATCTATTTCCTGCTGTATAAGTTACTGTAGTTCCGTTAGCGGATGCAGCAGTTACTGTTGCAGTTAGTCCTTCTATTTTTGATTTTATTACTGACTCTAGATTTGTATAGTTAAGTGTCATTTATTTCTCCTTATAGTCCTGCCAGCGCTAGAACTTCAACATCTGATAGCTGACTTGAGGTCGCAAAAGACGAGGTGTTTATTGCTGTTGTTTGAATTGTATTATCTGCAAATTTAATTCCTGCACCCGCAGGTGAGGTTGGTACTAATATGTTTCCATTAGCGTCAGTTTCTGCAACTCCAGAAGCTACTCCTAAAGCCGCAAGCGGAATATAGTCTCCAAGACTATTTCCAACACTATCTAATTGATCTTGTATGTTTGATACGACTCCATCTAAATATCCAATTTCGGTGGCAGTAATAGACTTTACGTTATTTTGTGTTATAGAAAAGCTACCTGGTCCGCTATACCCAATTGGACCCATTTGACTATTATATGAAATATTAAAATTGTTTAAATAAAATGTTTCTTGTTCAGACCCACTAGTAAAATGAGAAGCAATTGTATATGTTCCATTTATTCCATAATAAGGATACTGAGGATTACTAGATGACGGTACATTTATTACAACAGATTTACCAACATAAAAGTTATTTGCAGTAGCAGTTATTGATGGGGCCTGTGTTAAAATAAGAGTTCCCTGTCCGCTTCCGCTAGGAATCATATATCCATATGTTGGGGAAGATATGGTTGAAGAAGTATTGATTGAAAAATATGGATCATTTATCTGTGCTTTTAAATCTAATTGTGATTGTATTGGAGATGTTACCCCGTCAATATAATTTATTTCTGCTGTTGTGGCAGTTACGCCATCAAGAATATTAAGTTCTGCTGTACTAAGTGTTGCGCCATCTAATATGTTTAATTCTGCTGCAGATGATGTAACATCTGTTATATTTGCAAGTGTGTGGGTATGGCCAGTAGCAGATTTGCCAGAAAGTAGTGTATCTACTTCAGCCTTTGTATATACATTTACTTCTGTTGGGGATCCCCATACGCCAGAAGCTTTTACATATACATTTAAATTTGTTATGTCAAGGTAAACATCGCCATTTTGACCATTTAAATTATTTGGTGCTCCTGGAGCAAATGTTGCTGTGGTTACTATTGAACCACCTGCACCAACTATTACGTTTCCATTATAATCGTGTGTATGATTGGTTGTTCCGCCGCCTGCGCCTGCGCCTACCTCTAGCCATTCAGTTCCACTATAAAATTTTATTTTAGAGCTTACTGAATTAAAGTAGATGTCGCCAGCAAGGGCTGTTGAGGGATCTGTTGTAAGTTGTACTAGGTTAACTGGGACCTTAAATTGTCTCGACATTTTAACCTACAATTACTAGTCTATATTCTCCGTCTGAAGGTGCCGCAGCAAATCTAATTGTTGTGGTGTTATCTGATGTGTGTTCAACATCGGCTTCGACTTGAGCATATGGAGTGCCAGTTTGATAAATTTGTACAGATACATCTCTTGTTCCAAGATTGTGCGTAAATAAAAACGCTGTATTTGCTGGAGCATTTGTTGCATCTGCTAGAAGGATGTCCTTCTTAAACTTACGTGTAATTTCATGGTAGTTTGTACCATTATTTGTAAGTGTCCACTTATCTTCTGTCTCATTCCACAAAATCTCAACGTCTGGTGAAGCACCACGCTCTACACGGATACCAGCATCTGCTGTTGGGGTTCCTGTAAAGTCGGTATTAAGGTTGATCTTATTATCAACGATATTTACCTGTGTTGTGTTTACTGAGTTGATTGTTCCAGTAACATTTAAGTTACCGCCAACTGTTAAGTTGTTTGTGATAGTTACATCGTCTGGAAGGCCAATTGTAACGCTAGCATTTTCTGAACCTGAACCAGAAACAGTAACTTCATTGGCTGTGCCAGTGATTCCTGCTACATAGTTTCCTGTAGTTTGAGTTCCAAGGTTTACATTCTTTATAGATACTGCTCCACTTGCTACAGTGAAGTCTGCATCTGCAAATGATGCTACACCTTTATTTGTTGTGCTTGCGTCTTCGCCAGCAATTGTAATTGTATTATCTGTTACAGTAACATCAATGCCTTCTCCACCAGAAACTTGTAGAGATTCTGTTAGAAGAGAAATACCAGTTGTGCCAGTATCTCCATTAATTGTTAATGTTGTTGCTACATCTGCTTCGCCAGCTAAGGTTAGTTGACCTTGAGCATTAACAGTGAATGTTGGGATCTTTGTTGCTGATCCATATGCTCCTGCTGTAACGCCAGTATTGGTGATGGAAATTGTTTCGGTTCCTGCTGGGTCTCCATAGACCGCAGTAATACCTGTTCCGCCAACAATTGTTGATCCAATAATATCCTGAATTGCTTCTGTAGAAGCAGACATTGGAATCCATGGACCATCTGGTGCTGTGCGACCATTGTAATAGTACATTACATTGTCTGAATTGTTGTAGTATATCTGACCAGTTACTGGAAGTGACGGTGCAGATGATACGTTTTGAATTCTAGCATTAATAAGCTCATTCTTGTTGAGGTTAATACTAGTTACAAATAGTCTTGCCATTTACTTTGCTCCTCTAAGACAGGTACGCTGTCCCTGAGAATGGTTGAGCCATTGTCAGTGTTAAAGTGTTAACATTATTATACTCTATACCAGTTTCTAATATGTCGCCGCCACTGGTTTTTACCGTCACATTTGGATAAAATTCAAGGTTGTGGTTTATTGGAACGGAATAAACTGGGCCAGACTGTCCATTAAAAAGTGCCATTTCCCAGCTATACTCAAAGGCTATCTCTGTATTGAGAAGGTAGTTTGAGGCTCCAGCCCATGTCAGATCTGTGGGTTTTGGACCATAAAATCTTGTTGTGATCTTATCATAGTAAAAGTCTCCTTCAAGACCTAGGTTCTCGGCTGGAATACCATTACCATTTAATATTGTTTTACCACGAGGACCTTGTGGTCCAGGGCTGGATATTACAACATCATTAATAGTTTCTGTAATAACAACTTTTGGAATATTATCGCTGTTGATAATTGGCATTAGATTGTAACCGATCTATTTAATGTAAGGAATCCCTCAAGCAATTTTATTTTATTACCATTAGAATCGATGACCATTAAATCGTATGAAGATTTTGGATAGAATAATTTGTTAGTTTGAGTAGGGGTCATCTTAATAGTTATCTTGCCAAGTGCTGGGTCTATTGTGATTCCACCAGTGCTTGGTGATGTGAGAGTAAATGCTAGCTTGCTACCGCCTTTGGTATCACGAACCTGTAGTTTTGCGGTTGCCCCGACAAGGGAAATTGGAAGATCGTTTGGATCTTTATATTCTACAATAAAAGAGAAGGTAGTGTTTTGATCTACTTCCCAGTTTTTTTGTCCTGCCATTTTCTAAACTCTCCTAATAGGAAAACTCCTATACCAATTTTAGCATAGGAGCGTTCCTAATTGATTTTAGAATTACTTCTTGGTAAACCCGAAACTGTTTTCGTTAGGGTTAAGTGCCTTTAGTATAACTGGCAGACATGCTGCAATACCGCCCTTGATTAAATCTCCTGGGTCAGTGTTTCCAGTCATGTAAAGAGCAATGGCTGCGCCAAGGAAGTGGCGACCATAGCTTGCTAACGCTGCTAGAATTTTCTCTTGCATTGTTACCTTTCCATCATTGTTTAGATCTTGCTTTGGCATTAGATCCTCCTATTTCTGGGCATTGTGCCCAGGAATTTTGGGTTTTACCCCAATTATATTGTACTACGTTTAGGCGGAAATGTCTACAAGCTCACAATTGCCGTCTGAGCTACAGGCAAGGGTGGCGTTCGTAGATGTTCCATCTTCTGTCTCATAAAATGATAAATCTTCCCAGCGAATATCTTTAGGCATTTTTGCGACTAAGGCGTCATACTCTGCCTTGTCAACTTCTTGATATGGAGCCTGCTTGTAGGTATGGTCTGAATGAGGAAGGAATGAAATTCCAGACACCTCATCAAAATGCTTGTACACCCATGCGCCTACCTCCATCCACTCTTCTTCTTTTACAGAAACTGTAATAGATGGTTTATGCTCACACCATGCACGTTGATAAACTAACCAAGTGTTTAGGTGATCAAGTGCTGTTAAATCAGATCTTGTAATTGCACCTTCTGGTGCTTTTACTGGAAATGAAAATACGTATGTGTCGTTTGGCTTCATTACATCATCTTCTACTGGAATACCAACTTCCTTTAAGAATGTTGAGATAGGGTCTCCTTTTGAGCCACGAACTGTACGAATATAATATTGTGAATGCCAAGGATGCATTCCTGAAGATACCCCGACCAATTGAGACACTGTTCCAGAAGGCTTTACACATGTAATAGCTGCAGACTCAGGAATCCCAATTTTCCCCGCTTCTTCTTTATTAATTTCTCTTGCATACTCACGAAGACCCGAAAGAGTCTTTTCTAGCTTATCTAGCCCCTGCTTACCTGAAAAAAACTTATGTCCGAATTGTCCTGTTAGAGAAACCCCTAGAAGGCGCTCTTCTTCTGTATTGTCTTTCCAAATCTTACGAAGATACTTGAAATCAGTTAGTGTAGCCTGCCACGTTCCAAGAATTGTTGCAAGGCGTACTTTATTTGATACATCTTCAACTGTGTCCTTTTCACGTAGTACGACTTCTGAAAGATTACAAAACTGATAAGGACGCAGAATAATTTCTGAGCAAGGGTTCGTCCCGTAATGTACTTCAGGATCCCTTCGTCCATATTTAGCTGCTTGCGCTTGAGCGGCGGCAACATTATAGATTCCACGCTCTCCAGACTTTGAGTCATAAAGATTTTTCCATTCTGCAATAAACTGCTCCATCTCTGGTTTGCGTGAATAAGCAACAGAGTTATTAGATAATGCACGTTGTGGATTATTTTCCCACCAGTTTCCAGATTTAGCAGCAGCCATTTCAATATCATTAATGTTAGAAAGAGAAATCATTGCTGAGCGACGAACTCCTCCAACTACTACTACCTCACCAATCTTGCACATAATATCATGTGCCTCAATTGGCTTTAATTGACGACCTGCCGCATTTTTAAATTTAGCAATTGTAAAATCAAAAAGATTAATTAGTGGTTGTGGTCCTGAAGAACGACCTCCCATAGTTTTCAAACGAGCACCTGCTGGACGAACCTTGCTAACATCAACTGCTGGAATATGTCCCGTCCATAGCAATGCAAGTAGCTCACGATATGCTTTTGCCCATCCCTGCTTAGAGTCTTCTACAACAATTACTGTATCTGATTTCTCAAAAGAATCTGGGACGGATGGCAACTTATTAATATATTTATATTCTACAGAAAATCCTACACCAGTTCCACACATCAAGATATACATTGTTTCATCAAATGATCTTGGATTGTCTACTGGAACAAATGAGCAGTTGTATCCTGCTACATTATCTCTTTCCAATGCGGCTCCAGATGTCATAACTGAACGCATTGAAGGCATTACATTTCTTTGGAATACACCGTCTTTTAATTCCGCTACAATCTTCTCGTCTGGAATATAATTATGATTTTCTTTTAGGTGGTTTAACATAAAATCAAAATATCGATTTACTGTTTCACCCCATGTCTCACGACGATTCTCTTCTGGAATCCATCTTGCATATCGAGACAACGCAATAAAATTTTCGTATGGGTTTGCAATAGTTTTTGACATTTTTGAAATAACACCTTTTCTCCGCCTTGCGGTTTTATAATTTTAGTTGAAGTCCTATTCTACCAAACTTCTATATAAAGGGGAAGGGGTTATTGAAATTTTTTAAAAATATGACCAAAGGCATTATTGGTCAACTGAATCCAGTTATATTCTTCATGTATTTTAGTTGACTGAGCAAAGTAGTATCCAGAATATGCTTTAAAATTTAAAATAGAGTCGTACATTAATTCTTCTAAATGCTTTTCATCAGGTTTAAACATTTGCCCTATATGTGCATCTCCAACTGCTTTAGGTAAAGTTTCAGATGTAAGGGTAGACCTTAGCTTTAGGGGCCCTATAAACTTTTTATAATGTGCCCAATCATAGGTTGATATAACTGGCATACCAGTTGCAAGTGCCTGTAGTGGTATAAATCCAAACCCTTCGCCCCAGGTCGGATAAATTAACACATGGTGTCTTTGATGTAAGGCTACGAGGTCCTCTATGGCCATTTCATCTTTTATAACTTTAATATTTGAATAAACGTCTTCTGGTAATCTTAGTTCTCCATTTTTATCATAAACTCTAACGGTATGATTATGATGACATTTTAATGTTAGTTGATATTTTGGATTATTTCCAAACATTTTAATAAATGTGTCAACAACTAGCTGGCCAGATTTTCTTGGAGATGGTTCTCCAACATGTAAAAATTTAAAAACCTCATCTTCATTATAAGATCTTTTTACTGCAGACCATTTTTCTTCAATTCCATGTGGATAAACATATATAGGTTTTGTAACTCCATTGTCCTTAAAAACTTCTGCACACCAGTCTGATGTTGCCCACACTTCATCGCACTGATTAAATCTTTCTACCCAGTCTTTTCTCATTGATGTTGATTCCCACGGAGTATAACCAATTTGATATTGGCTTTTATGTAATTTATATAAATGTGGCTGTGTAAAATTTATCTGAACATCAGCTTTAGGGTTAGCATACGAAAGCTCATGTCCTAAATCTTGTAATGATTTTACAATATGTTGACCAGCATAACCAAATCCGACAGCGGGATTTAAGCCTGCCCAGATCGTATAATAAGATATTTTCACGGTATTTTTTCTAGTCAACTGGCTTGACAGGGTTATCCTATCAATGTTATGATTATACTTCGTTATCTCTAAAGGAGGAAATGCCAATGGAGAATATAAAACAGCGATTGAGTGATGTTGCTCATAACTGGTCTTATATAGGAATGATAACATTATTCTTATTTACAGTCCAGCCTGGTCCAACAACATCTCAGGCGTTGACGGTGGAAACACCAAAATCAACGGTACAACTAAAGAAAGAAACCTTAGAGAAGTACAGCACTACTGTATACAAGCCTTCTGAGACACTAACAGACAAAGAACTAAAAGAACTTTTATCAGCTGTTGGTTTTGAAGGAAAAGCCCTTAAACAGGCTTGGGCTATTGCTAAGTCAGAATCCAATGCAAGGCCTATGGCTTACAATGGTAACAGGAAAACTGGAGACAGTTCCTACGGAATTTTTCAGATTAACATGTTGGGTGAACTCGGCATTGATCGTAAAGAAAAATTTGAATTAAGATCGAATATCCTATTATTCGACCCAGTAATAAATGCAGAGATAACGTATTATATGACTAAAGGCGGAACCGATTGGTCATCATGGTCTTCCCTTAATGGGGTAAGATACAATGAGTTCCTACAGGAATTCCAGAACTAAAAGGGGGGTACGTGAAGATACAGTATGTGTCTAGGTACCTCACACTAGCAGAGAAGGGCCTTGTTCCAAGACTTGAATGTCCATTGGATCAGGGCCCTTTAATGTGCAACGAAACAAACGAAGGTATAATATACTTATACTGCTTATCTTGTAATTTCAAGAAAACTGTGGGATTGGAATATTATGGAAAACTTAAATCAGCCGTCGATTCAAACTGATGGCGGGACTATCAAAGAAACTGACTCTATGGGTAGAGAAATTTTTTGGGAAGATATAGGTAGACCAGATGACGGAAAATGAAAAGCCACAGAATTTAGAAGACAACCTACCAATGGTTAATTATATTATGCTACATAGAATATATGACCTATTAACATTAATTGCAAACAAACTTGTGGGACCAGAAGACGTATCTAAAATGATTCAATACCACGACCAAGGGTATCTACTTGGCCCAGCCCCATCTTTTACTCCAGGAGAAGAAAAAGATGAGCGATCAGAGTGAGTATCCAGATAAATATTTAAACTATTATTCTCAAGTTATTAAAATTTGTGAACAATGTGAGCTATACTCACAACTAGACGAAGAGTGCTTGGTTGTTGATCAGAGGGTATTTGACATTGTTACATCTGATTCGGCAATTTGCCCGATAGGAGAATGGTGAACAAAATATATATTGACCAGATAGCCTATAAAATGAATAGGGCGGAAAAAACTGTTTACGAAGACGTATCAAAAGCCACTGAAGCTTTAAAGTGGATGGTAGATAAACTAGATTCTTATTTAAATAAATGTGTGAATGTTGAAAATGGCAACTGCTACACCGCATGGAAGCATGATGAGTGTAGGGTGCTTATGGAAATTCTTTATGACCTTACTCATGACAAGAAGTACGAAGAGGATAAATGGGTTTTTGACCCCAATAAAAAATTATTGTGGGAATAGCCAAAAATGGTTGACTTAGAACATATTTTATTTTATACTACATAAGTATGGGTTGACGCATCCCACAATTTGCTCCCCGTATAATGTGTAGCAATACACTAGGAATGCCCAATCGGATCCGCCTCTGATTGGGTTTTGTCCTTTCTAGGGTATTGATTTATAATTTTTATTATAGTATTATTAAGGCCTACAGAAAAGGGCGGATCATGGAAAATTCCAAGAAACCACATTACGACGTAATTATAACAACCCCAGGCCACAGCATGAATCAGCTATACGTGCTATCCCTAGTGGGAACAATTAAAGAGTTAGAAAAAAGAGGCATTTCTTGGGCATATTTTTCACAGTATGCATCTAACGTAGTTGAAGCAAGAGAGAATACCATCCTTGGCGGAAACAATATTCCAGACAAACATAGAATCAATGAGCCTATGTTTGGTTCTGTCACCTATAATAAAATTTTTATGATTGACTCAGATATTGAGTGGCATCCAGATGATTTTATGAAGCTTTATGAATCAGATAAAGATGCAATTAGCGGAGTATATTTAATGGCAAGCGGTGACAAAACAACTATGAGCGAGTGGAACCCAGACGCAATTTATGAAGCTCCTCCGCATATTTCTAAACAACAAATTCTAGAGAGAACAGAACTATTTCCAATTACGGGTGGTGGTCTTGGATTTGCCTGTATTAAAAACGGAGTATTTGAAAAAGTTACTCGCCCTTGGTTTTCACCAATGGTGGTTGAAGTTCCAGATCGACTTGGTGGATCATACCTTTTAACTTACTCAGAAGATATTTCTTTCATACTAAAGATGAAAGACTATGGAGTTCAAATGTGGTGCGATCCACTAGTAAGAGTTAATCATCTTAAAACCGTTAAAGTCGGTTGGGGACCACGCTAAAATAAAGTCCCTTCGGCAGGAGTCGAACCTGCGACCAATCGGGTAGAAACCGAGTGCTCTGTCCTCTGAGCTACGAAGGGCAAGTTCTCTTATCTAGACTCGAACTAAAACTAAAGGCTTCAAAGGCCTCTGTGCTGCCATTACACCATAAGAGATCAGAGAGCGAGTGACCAGAATCGAACTGGCACCATCTGCTTGGAAGGCAGAAGCACTACCATTATGCAACACTCGCAAAGCTGGTCCACCTGGACTCGAACCAGGAACCCCTGAGTTAACAGCTCAGTGCTCTGCCGATTGAGCTATGGACCAATTAGATGATTATACTATTTAAAATACAGGATAGCAATGTTTCATGTGAAACATTTTATATAGTGCGAAAAAAGTGCGCCGAAAGATTAAGAACCTATCTATCATACCAATACGGACATATAGTACATATACTCCTGATACAGACATAAGGTATAAATAGTACAGAAAAAGTGCGTCGAAAGTAGAAGACCCCATTTCCCAATCTACCCCAATTTACAGAATATGCCATATAAGCCTTCTAGGGGCCATATAAGAGCCTTAGCCCTATCTTCTGGTACCCAAGGGTACAAAGGGCTTTAAAAGGGCGGCAGGGAATTTTCTAGAGAGTTTTTGATTTCTTAACCTTACGCATATGAGTCCTAATACGATGACAATTAGAACATACGATCTCACACTTAGCAATTTCTTCATCAATCTTCTTCTTAGACAAGGTTGGAATAAGCTCCATCACATTGGCATGCTTCTTGCCACGGACGTGGTCAAAGTCCATGACGTAGTATGGGAAATATTCCTTACAGTCCATGCAAGGAGATGATTCTTTGAGATTACGGATGTATGTCGCCAAATATGCCTTCTGTTTGGCTATTGAAACCTTTTCGGTTTTCATATGATTATAATGCCTAATGTAAGGATCATATGGCTTAATTATAGCAAGGAAAACTTCCTATCTTCCCGCCTTTTTATTTTTTATTTAATTTAGATATGCAAGCAACACAGTAATTCTCAAGTATGCCTTTATAGTTTAATCTTTCCACATACTTGGGATTGTCACAAAAATCACATTTAATATCCATATATATCCTAGTCGACTAGATTAATTTATCTCAGTAAATCTACTGCGTCCTTGAACCTTTACAAAAGCAATATCTATCTGAGCCATACCTATATTGATACCGTCATCTAGAATCTGATGTTCTTGGATCACAGTAAATGGGATAAATCTCTTGCTTCGAAGATACTCTATAATCTCTGCTATATTTGGAGATCCTATGTTATATGAGATTAAAGGAAGTTCTAAGATTAAAACAGAAGCATTCTTTAAACAGTACTCTGCCCCCTTTAAAATATCTAGCTCAGATCCTTGAGTATCTATCTTCATAAGATCAGGTAATGGCAAATTATTTTTCGCCACATATTTATCCAAAGATATCGTAGTCACTTCTACTGGCTCTATCTTGTCAAATGCCTCTGTGTCCTCCCTGTAATAGGAGTTGCCAGTATGAAACTCATCGTTAATATAAAAATCAACTTTTCTTTCTCTATCTGAAAGATATACCTTATGCCATTGATGATCAACATCTACTTCAATCTCAGGATACTCATATGGCTCAAATAGGTGATACTTGGTGTCTTTATGCAAGTACTGACTTATATTGTTAGTAAATGATCCATCTGATGCGCCTATGTCATAGACCGTCTCAAGGTTAAACGATATAAGTGAGTTCTCTAGATAATAGAAGAGATCTTGTAATTTATCTACATCAGCCAAGTTTATTACCCTTATATACCTGAACTGAGTCCATAAAGTTTACTTTACGACTTGTTATATATCCGCCTTTTTCGTCTAATTGTTGTCGAGCTGTAATTTCATCTGCAGCCAAGATCTGAATAATCATTTCTACCTTATAAGTGTAGCAAGTAGTGTTTTCGCTATCTGACATATTAATCCTAGTCGACTGCTTTTTATATCCTATTAAATGTTAATAAAATATTTTTTTTCAAATATAGCCTTTATATATATAATATATTTTTCTACTGGATACTCGGGAATTTAGATTTTAGCAAAACCCCCCTTTCCCCCCATTATAAAAAATAGTATAATGTTGGACAAGAAGAAAGCTTCACCAAACTCCCGAATAACTACTCGGTATATTTGAGTCTCAGTGTAAACCCCCCGAAAACCAGTCTTAAGTATAACATAGCAGATTTTGTTGGGTCAATAGATATGATCAAATATTTTTAGTCGACTACTATTTTAGATATACCAAAATGTTAATAGGATTTTAATTTGTATGATACACACTTTAAAAATGTCCGTTTTGTCTATATAGTGCGCCCATAGATAGGCTAAATGTGGCTTAACTCACACACTTTTTTTTCAAATTGTCCGACATGTCCGATTTGCGACTTGATATTTGTCAGTCCCCCCTGCTAGGATTATAGTATAAAGAAAATTAAATAAAGGTAAATGAGCCTAGCAAATAATCCGAAAGGTGAGCCTAGCAAATAAATTACCTAAGTTTATCTAAAAAGAAAGGAGTTCCAAATGAACTCACTATATGAAAATAGAAACTCTCTTGAGAGTTATGAACAAATCCGTGCCCGTCTAGCAGATAGTATCTGTGATGAGTGTGGATACGCTTGCTTCGTTCACATGGAGAATTGCTCTAAGAAAGGAGTTAAGTAATGAATAACATTATTGTAGACGCTAGCCACCCTATGGCTAGTAGTAACACAGGTGATCCGCTTGTGTTTCGTAATAGCGTAGGTAACTATATGAGCCGTAAGGCTTACCTAGAGTTACTAGCCTCTAAAGAGGGTTGCGTATCTCATAAATACCTAAGCCCTAATGAGAGCCAATGGCTCTTAGGTGTGAGATAACTCACACCGACACACCTAGCCCTATGCTAGGTAATGTCAGCCATATAGGCTACAATATCAACTATAACAACTAACGAAAAGGATAGAAAATAAAATGACAATAACATACTCACTATGGGACGGGGCACAATTCCTCGGTTTCTTCACCGCTACTAGCGCAGATGAAATGAATAAGACACTAACAGAACTACAAAAGATTTCTAAAAATGTTGTAGCACATATGCGAAAGGTAGAACAAAACTAATGATGTCTAAATGGGATACTATCCAAGCAGATGTAGCAGATGCCTATATTGGAATAGAAGAAAACTTAGAGTGGGAAAAAGCCTACTACGAAAACTTAGCAGATAGCGATATGCTAGATGAAGAAGAACTAGCACTAGATTGGGAGGACTAATACAATGATACCTAGCGGATTTGAGTTAATCGTATCTAATGAATACGGATTAGAGTTTGATAGTTTCTTTGGGGCTATCTACTTACCTTGGCACACTATCGCTATTACTACCGCCCTACTAATTGCTTATAAGATTTATAAGAGAAAGAAGAATAAGTAATGAATAGATTACTAACTACACTAGTCCAATTAGCCCTACTAGTTTCCGTCGTATCCTTGTGGCGTATGGCGTGGCCAATGTTAAAAGAAGATGTGAGGGAACTCACAAAAGATTTGCGCTAATTATCGGCGTGTCGATTTGACAAAGTCAGATCGGCCCGCAAGTACTTGGGGGCGTTATCCACAGCTTTATACACAGGTGTGGAAAACCCCTGAAAATTGAGCGTAAGTTATCCACATGATGTAAATCACAAAAATAGTTTTCCGACACGCCCGAAAAACGGGTCAAAATGTCAGTGGTCTATGGTAGGATACTAGTATCAAGATTAAATAAGGTTTTAATCGTTAAAAGAAAGGTGGTCTTAAATGACTACACTAATCCGAGAGATTACTCTCTCTAATGTCCAAGCCGATGAGGCTAATTTAATTGTCTGCGGTTTTTGCTCAGACTACGCAAACGAAATGTTTTGCGGTAAATGTAATGAATACAAGGGTTTAATGACCCTTGGTGAGTGGTTAGCATACACTCAAGAAAGTTGGGTGATGTAATGTTATCCGAAAAAACTTTTAATAAAATTGTTTGGGAATACCAAAATGGTGGAGTGGTTTCTAATCACCCAGAATTAACTACTTATGAGCGCAAGGCTCTGCTAAAATATTTATTCGCTCTACCTACTAAGGAGAAAAACTAAAATGAATTTAGATGAATTTAAAAAACACGTTTTAGCGCAACGTGAAGCAAGCAAGGCTCAAGCTTTGTCAGTGCTATCTGCTAAAATTACTGAAAAGAAAGGGGAAAACCAATGAGAGGTTATTCTATTGTAGATTTGTTGGTGGATCAATACTATTCACCAACGTCAATGCGTCGCCGATTTAATGGCGGAATAATTAACTTTGCGGAAAAGCGTGAAAATGTTTATCCGCCTGAAGGTTATGAAGCGTTTTCAATTCGCTATCGCCCAACAGGTTCATTCACTGATGAATGGGCAACAGTTGCGGTCAGAATTTCAGATTACTGAAATTGTGAGGTAATTCACACCGACACAACGGCGTGTCGGCTTGACAAGCCCGCAGAGCTGCGGCGTCGGGCGTGTCGTTACGACATTGTTATAAAAAACCCTGAATTCTACGGCGTGTCGATTTGACAGACAAATCGGACATTTTTATGTGATGAAGAACACACGGCTTGAGCGTCTCATTATTTGGAATTACTGGCTAGTAAGTAGAAAAATGTCGGTGCTATCGGCTATAATGGTGCTATAACAACAAACGAAAGAAGGTCTGCCAATGGCTACCAAACTATACACAATCGAAAGCCTACTTGTAGGAAAAACCTATCGCTCAAATACTCGCCACTTTTCAGGTGAGATTATTTCTGCTGAACACCGCCCAGAAATTTGGTATGGCGAAAATACTGAAGCCTACCTAATCGAAATAAATGCGGGTGGCTTGCGAAATAAATTCGCAACAGTCGCAGTAAAGGTAGGTGAATAATAATGGGATACATAGAAATTTTTCGTATGGACAACGAGGGTGCTGGCTGGGTAGATTTATCCGAAGCAACCCCCGATGAGTTATTTGCCCTTGAGGTGGGCTTACTAAATGAGGGGATTTTTACTACACCCGAAGCCGAATAAATGTCGGTGGGTGCTGGTATAATTTTATTACAACAAAACGAAAGGAAAACTAATGGGAAATATCTCAGAAATAATCGCTGTATCTTGTGATGAGTGTGGCGGTGCTGGCTTCTTATTTTGGGGCGATGAAAACAATTATGATGTAGAGAGTTGCGATTGCGCTCTAGAAAAGTGGGGTATCTAATGTATAAAATAACTGTTGCTAATGATAGCGAGCCTATCCACTTTGTAAGAGAATACTCAGATGAATTAGAGGCTCACACCGAATTCGCTAAGTATGTGGATTGGGGATTTGCTGATGAATAC